GCCGGTATATAGTTGTGTTGTGGTCCAGTCGGACTAGCTATTTTACCACCTATGCCGTCTGCGGTTACTCCTATAATAACAGTCTTTCCTTCAAACGATCTATAATCATCTGAAGCCGCACTTATAGTTTCAAATTGTTTATTCCATCTTAACCATATTTGTGCATTAGGATCTGTTCTTATAATTGGGTAACCAGGAACTCGTACTGCTTCTATTCCACCGCCAGCTTCCTTAACTTGGTAACTAGGGTTTCCTGTTGCTACACGAATAACTTCAATTGCTAAAGCGGGATACGTATCTTCGCCGACACGCATTAGGAGTGGTACTCTTCTTACTACACCATCGATTTCAGGATTCGTGTTCAACACGCCTACACCGTCAGCATTATCTCCTAACAATTGGATTGGTCCTAACATACCTGGCCATTCAAACATATATGGCACAGGATCACCAATTTTCGCAATGCCTCTTGGGACCGCATTACGATTGGCTTGGGTACTACCTGTTTGTGCTATCACAACACCGTTACCCGCAAGTGCTTCAGCTAATTCAATATCACCACCTAGTCTATCTGTCTCTGACATAATAACAGGAATTACGATGATACCAGCACCTGCTTCGCGAAGTTTCCAGATTATATCTGCAAGTATATCACGCTTCCAAGGCCACTGCCCGTACTTTTCAATGGCGGCTTCGTCGATAGTGACTATGCCAACGTCTTGGGATAATGTTGCCTTATCAGTTTGTTGAAGTAAATCGAATTGCTTAAGGCGAGCAGTTTGCACTAAGGTACTATCCCCGTAATGCACTCCTATCATGATAAAAGCCGTAATAAAGACCACGGCCCAATGTGTGATATACTTCGTCATACTGTATTTATCTTAATTTTGGGTGATGGTTAGTCCGCAACCATTTGCATTGGTGCAAGAGCCTGTGATGTTGTAGGTTTTATTTGAATTTGCTGTTTGATCTAAATCTAATGTGTATCCGCCACCTGAATTTGTTAAGTCAATATTTGTTGTATGCGATCCGTAACGTTGGAATACATTTACGTCATGTCCGTCATCTAAAACTATATCAGCAAATTGTACATTACTATTACCTCTTTGTAATACTTCAACGTCGTTATTGTCGCCAGTAATTTCTACAAATCCTTTATGATCACCTGAACCACGCTGTGTATGTTTTACATCATTGTTATCACCTGTAACGTAATTTGCAATATGCTGTCCGCCATTGCCGTTATCATCTGTTTGATAACTTGCTAGGTTGTTGCTGTTTCCAGACACAACCCAATATACATCATTATCGCCTGTTTCGTTAGCATCAATTGTTCCGTCTTCGTGTTTACCTTGCCAGGCCTTTATATTATTACTAGTACCATTGACTGTTACTGTACTAATATTATTGCTTTGCTCATGTATTTGTATATCTATACTATTAGTACTACCGTTTTGAACTTCTGTATATACTGCATTACTATCACCACTGTCAATAGTTACGCTTATTTGGTTATTAATATCACCTCCGTTACCAATTTCAGTGTGAGTAACATTACTATCTCCTTCAATAGAAACAGACATGTTATTATTGTTACCGTGGTTGTCCATTGCACTTACATTTGAGTTACCATCCTGTGTAAGTGTCATTACTTGATTGCCACCGTGAGTCCAAAATCCTGCTCTGTTGTTATTACCTTGTTGTGTGACTGTAAAAGTTTTATTGTTACCACTTACAGATGCAATACCACTAGTCGTGTTTAGACTTCGGATACTATTATCTTGGCCGTCTTGGGTTATAGAGCCGGTGAAGGAATCACCTACTTGGTTAATGTAAATATCATTAGCAAAACTAGTTATTGGTTTGAATAATAGTAATACTATTGTTGCCTTCGCTACCCAATCTATAATCATATAGAAAGAACTCCCCCTGTTGTACGTCCAAAGTATAATCATACCCATTATTTAATTTCAATCTTATAAATCCACCTTGTTCAAAGTCTTCACGTTGCCATATCCAATGCGGTTCAATAAGATCTAATCTAATCTGTGTTTCAGGATCAAACCCTACTTGAGGCACATTGCTTAGTAACCTTTTATTCTGTCTAGCAAGTTCGTCTTGAAATAATGCCGCTAGTGCTTGATTCATTTTGTCTAGCATGTCATGTAGCATGTCAGCTAACATAAAGTCTGTTTCGTCTAGAGCTGTTTTCCAAATACCTTCTATACTATCTTTCAAAGCATCTCCGTCTAGTCCATCAAATTGTAAAAAATCAATCCCTAAAAAGTCTGCTAGTTTTCTACGCTCTGCCATTTCTTGTTTATTATATTCTTCAATTGGATCAGACTTACGTAAAATTAATAAGTTATTAATCTGATCTTCATCTAAATCTAATAGTACTGGTGGTGTTGGTTTACGCATACCGTGTACTGTTGCTGTTGCTTGGAACGCTTGGTTAAGAACAACAAAGCCTGCATCTGTTTGTACTTCTATCTCTCCTACATAACACATACCTGCTGTATCACAACTAGGAAGTAGAGTAATCATACTTCCTCCCATTTCATCTACAACCATAATGAAATCTGTACCACGAACACCGATTGTAGCACTAGGAGTTCTTATCTTTACATTTTGTTTATATTTCTTTGCAATCTGTCCGCTTGCGTACCTGACTGTTCCTAATGACGCTTTGATTGATAATGACCCTACATCATTAGCAGGGTCATATACAAATTCGTCAATAACTAATCTTGATTGCTCTGTAAGTTCGACTCTTGTTTCATCAACAAAGTCTATACGCATAGTACCATTTGCTGTCACAGCCTCGTCCATGCTTAACACACCAACTCCAGCTTCGCCGTCAATTACAATATCGCCTTCTCTTTCAAGTACACCTGATCCTTTAATCTGTCCTATCTCACCTACATTGCTGTGGGCAGGTCTAGCTATAAAAGCTAAAACTATCAAACCTAGGATCAGAAACCATGTATACCTATTAGGCGCCATCGTCATTCCTTAGTCGCTCTGTGTTATATCAACGTCTTGATCGTCACCAGCAAAGTCAGCGTCTATCATATTGTCGTTGACTCCACTTTGTGTAACTGTGTAACTACTTGCACCACCTGTAGCGTCTATTTTGACTGTGTGTCCGTTTGCATCACCGTCGCCAGCGATGTTAATGTCAACTACGTTTCCTGAGCCACTTGAAGATAAGTTGTTTCCACTAGCCGCACCGCCACTTGCTGAGCTTGAAGCGTTATTTACAGTTACCGCAACTAATGCACTTTCACCGTCAACGTTTGAATTAATTACGTTTCCGTCTCCAGTGATAGTGAATCCAATTGTAGATCCATCTGCATCAGCTGTGTCGCCAATGTCAAATGTAAATGCGTTTGAATCACCAGTTGCTGTAATATTTAAAGTTATGTTTTCACAATTTGTTCCACTTGTGCTATCACAACTTAAATCAACTGTGTTTGAATCTCCAGTAAATGCCCATGTACCAGTGTAAGTGTTACCTTGAATATCTGCTATTATCGTGTTCGCAGAGCCAGTTTGTGTTATAGCAAATGTCATGTCATCACCATCTAGATTTACATCTGTGCTTGATGTACCGATAACGTTATTTGCCCCGTCTTGTGTTATATCTAAGTCTAGAGTGTCACCTACTTGCTCGATGTAAATGTCGTTAGCCAAAGCAGGAGTAACAGTAAAGATAGATAGTAGTACTAAAGCTGTTAAGCTATTTGTTATGTACTTTCTTGTCATTGTTGTCCCTCATTGTTTTTGTTTTATTTTCTTCAGCTTCTATAGGCCAACATAAATCTTTTGCGTTACAGTACAGTCTACTCTCAGGCCACTTTTCCAATGCATCTTTCATTGGAACTGGTCTTTGTTTAGGCACCTCGCCTTTATATTTGCTGTCCTCTTTAAACTTCCAAAGTCCTTCCTTTTCACCTTCGTATACCAGTTGAACTACACCTGCTTCAATAGCCGCCCTTACAGCATAATTTACTGGTTCGTTAACAGAATAACCTGTCTCCGATTCTAACAATTTAGTTCCTAAATCAAGGAACTTAAAAACGTCTGCTCCAGACCTTGAACTTGCAATAGTTTTTTCCGTTGCAATACTCAATAACACCTTTCCAGTGCTAACTGATACAATTCTCATCACTACTGTGACTGTATCAACTCTGTACTCTGTCTGAGCACCTATGCCTAAATATCTACTCCCTACTCCTCCAACAGCTACGTTGCTGTCGTAACCAATAATGCCGCCTTCTAATATTAGTCCTGCAAACACCATTGGTTTCAATGCTCTTGGACCGTTCGGTAAGTTTTTCTCGTATACTTCTCTAGTGTTACGGATCAACTGTCTTTCTTTAATCAAGTTATCCATACCTATACGTTCAACAACTTCGAACCATGTTTTGTTACCTATCTCTTGCAGGGCTTTTATAACCCAAACTTCTGAACCTTGTGTCACTGCACTCGATAGATTAGCAATATTATCTGCAGGTTTACGTTGTCCAGTTTTATCTGTAAAACTATAAACTGCTACAGTTATTTTTTTGCCATCTAACTCGGGTACTGCATACATCCTATCCGCTAATGGAGCCGGCTGTACCCTAGGTGGTCCAGCGTTTTCCTTTATGTCCAGCGACTTTTGCATTGTTCCACTGCATCCAGTTAGTAACAATATGCCTATAATAATAAAAAATTTGTTCAAAAGTTAAAATTCCCTGATCCTGGTATTTCAATAGTTGTAGTGCTTCCATCTGCATCAATAACAGTTAGCGTAATCGCTCCTGTTGTTGCGTCTTTGACCCACGATATTTGTGAGCCTTCTATTTCCGCTGTTCCACTGTTTGCACAGCTATTGCCGCAATCAGCAAACATACTATCTACCATTTGTTTTGATAGTGTTGCGTAAATTCTTGACTCAACGTTCTTAACAAATTTGTTCAGGGTAGTGTTTTCTAACTCTCGTTCTAATCTTCTTGCCTCTGCCTTTGCCTCGTCTTCTCTATCCTTCTTTCTATTGTGTTCTAGTTGCTCAACACTTAAAACATGTGATGAGTAACCATTACCATTGAAAGCAGGACTTTTAAAACTCCAGGTAAGTTCGGCGGCCGCTGGCTTGCTGATTAATAACAATATAATAACGCCTACATATAAAAAACTTTTGTACATTTGTCAGACTCCTACTTATGATATTTATCAGATCTTCGAAACCGTTGCCTCCCTCACGCTTTACACAACTATTTATATATAGGTGTAAATAATTTTACACCAACTTAATAATAGGTTTCAATACGAAAGTATAGAAATTATTTTTGTGTAAATATGTATATGATAGATCGAACAACAGAACAAGATGCTCTATGGGACGCATTAGATGATGCATTTCCTATAAATGAAATTAATAATACAAATTTAATGGATGAAGTTGCTGATTTAGAACGTAATCGTATTAGTAATGCTTTAAGTGTATATGGCGGAAATCAAACTAAGGCGGCTAGATCTTTGAAATTAGGTAGGGTCACTTTTATTGCTAAAGCAAAGAAATACGAGTTAGTTTAGTGATCATAAACATTAGGGCCGTCCTTCATTTTTACAGGCTTACAATAAGCAGTAACTCTGTGTTCTTTAGGTACTAGACTACTGTACGAATAGTTTCCGTACTGTCTAGGAATACGTTTAGCATAATACTGACACACATCTATACTCCTAAAATACATAGGACTTGGTTGTTGTACATCTGCTATTAATACTACTAACATAAAGGCGTGTATCAAACAAGTCTCCTATCAATACTTGGGCGTCTAATTACTGGCTTCTTCTTTGGCTCTTCTATTACAGGTGGTTCTGGTTCTTTAGGTTTCTTTGCTTCTGCTCTAATTTTAATTACTTCTCTTTGTTCAAGTTGTGACTTAAACATATCTCTTACTGCTTGAGCATTATCAGTGTATAGTAAGAATTGCTGTATACCTGACCAACTGTTACCTATAAAAAGTATACGTCCATCTTTATAAAGTATGCCTTTGTTGTCTTGATTTACATACTTAAAATTTTCGTATTCGTATAACAATTTAGATCATTCCTTTTGCCTTTGCTATAAAATAAAACATGCCGAATAGTAAAACAATACCTGCTGAACTTAGTGCTACAATGGCTATTCCGTTTATAAATGCTTGCTTTGCTTCTGCTTGTCTATATACTTCTTTTTCACGCTTTGCTCTAATTTTACGTTGCATGTCTTTTAGCTCGTCCCAAGTACCAAACCCAAAACGCATATTAAGCATAGTTTGGAGTTCTTTCTCCATTTCCATTATTTTCTTTTCATGTATTAAAAGATTAAGAGCTTCTTCTTCTACAGAGCCAGCCGCTAGTAGTTTTTTAAATATAGGTGGTTTCTTTTGTAATTGTTGACCTTTACGGAAATCTGATACACTGGTATACCATTTGCCCATTTGGCCCATGACGTTTTCGAATTCTTGCCCAGCATGTACGAATTTTTTTACTGTATTAAATGCTGTGGTTGCCGCCGCGACAGCGGTAAAGGGATCTATCATTAAACATAAAACTCCTTAAACTTTGGAGTAAGGCGCCCTCACGCTCTACTGTAAGTATTTACAAGTTTGTGGTGTGGGATAATACGACTAGTTAATTTTAGGAAAAAGCATGTCAGTGCAGAACTTATCAACGTCAGCTTCGTTAAGTCCTAAACTTTTCATTACTCGTGGAGTGTGCGGATTTTGTTGCTGGTTATGACAGTAATAGTTTTGGCTTGCAATAGTTAAATCTCTATCACCTTCGCCTGTGTATTGGCCAATGGAATCAAAGTACGTTTCAAGGTTGTCTAGCGCCAGTTGAATAATAACAGTTGCTTCTTGTTCCTTTACATTGCTTGCCGCAATCATACTTGGAGTAAAGATGTTAGTTGCCCACTCGGGTAACTCACGCTTTTTTTCTGGCACAAAGTCTTGTACTGCACTCTGATACCACTGAACCATAGGATGATCTTCTCCGCCTGAACTAGCAGAAAAATCATGGAAAGCACCAGTCATTTTGGACTTTCCTGCAATAACGTCAAATCCGTAAATAGGTCCGTTATTGTTAAGTTGTGGAAAAACACATACATGCATCATCCACAAACCTTTGGAATCTCTTGCGTCAACTACATCAATATGAGCTCTACGAACATGTTCATTTTCCCATACTCTGTTAATCCAACCCCCGTCGGACTGATTAAAATGTTCCATTCCTGGTTCATTTATTTCAGTGCCGCGGGCATCGAATAATTGAATGATATCTTTTTGACAGTCGACGAGTTGATCCCAGATCACTTTACTCTCCTTACTTTACTTTAGTAGGTAAGTGCGTTTAGTTCTTCGAAAATCTTAGTTGAGAATTCAAAAGCCTTATTTGCTTCGTCAGCCATACTATCTTTAGTACGCTTACGAATTAAGTTTTTCATTTCATCTACAGAATGTGACATATCAGCAAACTGATACATTTTACCTGATCCAGGAACTTTGTTCTTGATCATTTGTCCGCCACTTAGATCGCCCATGTGTCTTACATAAACGTGTGCAAATAACTTGTCTTTATCATGCTGACAGTTTTTAACAATGTGACTTCTGTATGCTTCTGCTGAAGGTACAACTTGTGGTGGATTTTCTTCTGTTCCACCTAGTTCTGTGTAATCAGCCCAAATATCATCAGCCTGTGTTAACCCATCTAATGGTAGGTCATCATCTGGCATGCTTAGATCTTCTGGACCGAAACAACCCATGCTTAGTGCAACATCTTCTAGGATGTCATATACTAACCACAGGTTGTATAAGTATGTTTTGTATTTTACTTCGCTCATGTTTCCAGACATCATTTCTTGTGCGAATTCTTGACGTTCTGCGTTCTGATGAGCGGCTTGTGTTAGTGATGCTAAACTCATTTAATTACTCCTTGTGTAATAGTTATCATTCAATTTACTAGTGTATTTATACTATTCTTTTTCAATTGCCACCTGTAATGGATAGCCGTGTTCCCTTGAAATTTTAGTACATTCTACGGCTTTTTGTTCAGCAATTTCGTATGTGTATAGTCCAACAACTGCTGAGCCGTTCTCATGTATTTTCATGGTTAGTTCTTTTGCAGTCTGTTGCGAATGTCTAAAGATATCTACTAGTAAGTCAACAACAAAATCCATAGGAGTTTCGTTGTCGTTAGCAAAGATTACTTTGTATTTGCCCGGATCTTGGACAACTTCTTTAATCTTTTCTTTTACATTAATTTCTGTTTCTAGTTCTACGCTCATATCATCTTTCCTTGTTTCGGGGGAGGTATTGCACTCCCCCTAGACTGTTTACTTGCTTTCGCCGTCAATAGTAAGACCTTCGTTGATCTTAATTGTTTTAGGCTTTAACGCCTCTGGCAATTCACGTACTAAGTGAATATTAAGCATACCTAGTTCAAGGTTTGCCTCTTTCACATTCACATGATCTGCAAGTGTAAACTCCCTACGGAATGAACGTCCGCCAATACCTTTGTGTAGGTAATTGACATCTTCATCTCCTTTAGGGGCAGTTCCTTCAATCTTTAATGTATCACCATCTTTAGTAATATTAAGATTGTCCATACCAAAGCCAGCAACTGCGACTGAGATCATATACTCGTCATCGTTGATTTGTGCTATGTTGTATGGTGGATAACCATTTCCGTTAGGGCTATTTGCAAAACCTCTTTCAAGTTCATTAAATAGTCTATCAAAGCCAATTGTTGCTCTGTGGAAGTGTGGTAGGTCTAGAGTTGTTAGTCTTGTCATTGTTTTCTCCTTATATTAAGCAAGATTAATTGTACAGTCCCTTATGGGCACTGCATGTACATTGAGCTCTTCTCTTTGTACACATTTATTTATCATCTGACGCATAAACACCGTTAAATTGTTGGGTACAACGTACAAATGTGGTGCATCGCATAAGGTGCTTTAGCCTTAATGCGCCTGCATATGTGCAAGTACTACGCAATCCGCCTAGTAAATCCTGCACTGTAGCCGCTACATCGCCCCTATAAGGAACAAGTACTTCGCGGCCTTCTGATGAACGATAGTCTTTTAGTCCACCAAAATGCTTTTCGTTTGCGGCATTACTACTCATACCGTAGAATTGCACAAACTTCTTTTCTTCTATAACTGATACATGATCTCCGTTATCATGTACGTCTACTTCATCAGTCTTAAAATACTTTGGAATTATCTCACCGCCGCCTTGATCATGCCCAGCAAGCATACCACCAAGCATAACAAAATCTGCTCCACCTGCAAAGGCCTTAGCGACATCACCAGGGCAAGTACACCCACCGTCAGCAATAACGTGACCGCCAAGTCCGTGGGCGGCGTCTGCACATTCGATGACTGCCGATAGTTGCGGATATCCAACACCAGTTTGAATCCTAGTAGTGCAAACAGACCCGGGACCAATGCCCACTTTAACAATATCAGCTCCACTTAAAATTAACTCCTCTGTCATTTCGCCAGTAACTACATTCCCTGCAATAATAACAACGTGGGGATACTGACTTCTAAATTCTTTTACAAACTGTGCAAATCGTTCTGAGTAACCATTTGCTACATCAATACAAACATACTTTAGTTTGCTACCTGTTTGTTCATATACATCTCTAAACTTTGCATGATCTCTATCTGTAATGCCAATGCTCATAGCAACAAATTCTGTCCTTGCTGGATCATGCGATCTATCATCTTGATCAAAGTAACCTACAAGTTCGTTAACACTATAAGTTTTAACTAAACAAGTAAAGATACCTCCAGTAGCAAGTACATCAGCCATTTCAAATGTACCAACACCATCCATGTTACTTGCCATAATAGGCACACCACGATAATGTCTATAATCTGTAGTTTCGCCTTTGTAATTACGAAACGTAAATCCTCGTTCTAGATCTACTTCTTTACGACTGCCTAGTGTACTACGTTTCGGACGGATAAGAACGTCCTTGTAGTCTAATTTAATATCTTCTTCAATTCGCATTTGGCTTTGCTCCGTAATTAAAAGAAACACTAATTCTATTTTCGTCAGTTAGATTAGGCTGTACACTATGTTTTAGCCAACCTGGAAATATATAAAGTGCATTTGTCATTGCTTTGTACGTTGTTGCCGTACTTGTAAAGTAATTAGGCTTCTCCATAGGTGGAAGGAAGTATTCAGCATTGTCACCTCGTTCAAAAAAGATGTTGCCCTGTTCTGGTGTAGCCTTTACATAATATACTCCGCTTAGTATACTGCCTGCATGATTATGTAAATGATTATATGATCCTGGAGTGTTTACGTTAATCCAAATGTTTTGAATTGCTAATTCAGGAATATCTGCTTGTACGGCACAACCATTAACTTGGTCTGTAATCGCACCAACTAGTTTATCAAACTCTTCGTTATCACCTTGCCTAATAGGTCCGCTTTGCCAACCTATGTAGTTTGATACTTGTACGCCCTCATCAAGTTGTTTACGGTCATTAGCGAATGTTTCGATGTGTGCATTGTTTACACCATCCATCATGCCAGACCATATCACTGAAGGGAACCACTGTTCGGCAGTAAGTGCCATTTTAGTAACCTCTATCTACTTTTTGCTTTTCTTGTAATTTTAACCAACGTTTACGTCCAGCCGCTTTTGCTTTTTTACGTTTAGCACTAGGCTTTTCGTAGTGTTGTCTTTCTTTGTATTCTTGTAGAATACCTTCTTCTTGAACTTTCTTTTTGAAAATTCTAAGAGCCTTCATAACATCGCCGTTACGTACTTCTACATAAAGACCTCTCTTAGATGGATCTTTTTGTTCAAAGTTACGTCTTGGCTTAAATGAGCCTCTTCTATTATTGTTGTACGCCAAAATATTTTACTCCTTCTATAAATTGTTTTAGTTCGTATATTCTATTATTGTTAATTACATTATACACTGATTCAGGGGTGTTTGTCAAGTAAAAAGTTTTACCAAAACCTAATAGATGTCCAATAATCCAAGGGCTAACCTTAGTATTATCTATATCCAAAATAATATAATCTACTGTTTCTGCTACTTCCAAAAGCCAACGTATGTCACTTTCTAAATTTTCATACAAATACAGGTTTACATTACTTTCAAATTTTTGAGCATAATGGTTAAAGTTTTCTTTTACATTATCGCTAGGATTTACTAGCAATAGACTAGGATCGTCATTGAATAGTTTATCAGGAGACGTGATTAAATTTAATATTGGTTCAGACATCAATATTACTTATTTTTGCTGTCTTGTAATTTGTTCCAAACTGAACTTTCACTTTGTTCTGCATTTTGCACATAACCTTCTTGTTCAGGTGCCCAAGGTAGTACGTGTATTCTACCTGACACAAATGCTTGTTTCCAATCCTTTATACTTTGATCTGGATTGTCTTCTTTCCATTGACGTTTTGCTTTGTTCCATTCTGCGTCTTTTTCATACTTGGCAACAAGGTTAGCTCTTTCTTTAATCTCAGTTGATTTAAGATTATCTTCGCCAAACATTATTCCTTGTTCTTTAGCAACTTCAGCCTCAGCCGCTTCTACCCATTTATTCCATTGTTCAACGTCAGTTGGTTCTTCTTTTAATTCTTCCGATGATTCTTGTTCTTTTTTTTTAGGTTCGTCTTCTAACTTTTCTAAAATTTCTTTGTCTTCTTCCATAACCTCTTCGGCAACTTTGACTGCATCCTCTTCTGCTTCTTTGTCTAAAGTTTCTTGATCTACATCTTCGAATTTCATTTCTTCTTCTGGCTCAGGTTTATCCTCCGGTTCCGGAGCATCATCCTTTGGGCTTTCGCTATTCCTCGCAATCTTATTACCACGAGCAGTTTCGTAGTCTTTCCATTCTTTGTCTTTGTTTCTTCCTCTTACAAAGTCGAAAGTATACTGTGATGCAATTAGCAACAATACTGCTAGAGGATCAAAAACAAATATAATAATCATTATAACCCAACGAACTGCTTCTTCAAGCATTGTGTTGTCTGCTGTCTCGCCGTATACAAATTCTGCAATATACTTGATAGGTCCTACCTCAGCTTCTAGCATACGGTATTCACCTTCTAACTTATATTTCTTTTCAGTTAGTACATCTATTTCTGCTTCAGAAACTTTAATTTTTAATAATTGCTCATCTACAGCCGCATCTATTTCATCTGCTTTATCTGTTTGTGCAAGTTGAGAACGTAGTCTTTCAATAAGTGCTTGGCTGTTTTTAACTTGTGCTTCTGCACTTTCTCGCAATCTTTGTATTTCATCTCTTGCAGTTTGTATTACAGGAGATTCTGTTTGACGTACTTCGTCAATTTTACCTAGCATTACTAGTTCACGTTCTTTCAATGCGGGTATTTGAACTGTTCTAATATCTTTAACAACTTCTGCTAATCTTACACGTTCTTTATCTACAGTAGATGTTGCATCTACACGTAGTTGCGAAATCTCAGTTTGAATCTGTGTAATTCTATCACGTTGTGCTTGTACCCATTTAGCAAGTGCCTTACGAGTATTGCCACCAAATAATCCATCACTAGTAACACCAATAATAGCCTGTCCTGCTCTTACTTGGCCATCTTCGCTACTGTTTAATTGATTAGTTACACGGATAATTTCTTCTTCAATTGCTTTAATGTTTTCTAATAATGGTGTAACACTTTTGTTGTCAACATCTAAATTTTCAATCTTAGCTTCGTACTCTTTAGCACTAGTTTCTAAACGTAGGATCTCAGCGGTAATACTTGCTAACTGATCTTCATAAGGTTTAGTTCTATTTGCATCTGTGCCTCTTGCATCTTCAATAATTTTATTCTGTTGATCAATAGCAGGTTTGATACGTTCAAATGCTTTGTCAATACGTTCTTGTTCTTTATCAATTTGAGATTGTATGTTTGCATCAGCACCTGTGCCACTAGATTCTAATTTCTTAATCTTTTCATCTGCACGAGTAACAACTGCATTAAGTCTGCTTATCTCACTTTCAATCTGTTGTACTTGTGCAACACTTTCTTCACTTGCACTTGTTTGTTCGATGTGTGCTTTAGATAAGAAACCGAAGATACCCATGCTTGTAATAAACATGAGTACAATTACTGCTGTCGCGAGATAATACTTTAACCACCATTTGGCTTGACTCCAATACTTGTGCAACCAAACTGCGGTAACAAGTTTACCTACTTCTAGTACACCACCCATAATCATAATGGGTATTGCCGCGGCCGCGAAAATTGCAACCAAACCTGCGATACTATAATATATCGCTACAGCCGAAATTGATAGAGCTGTAATTAAAACTAATATTCCTAATGCCATTTATTATTCCTGTTCTACAATGTAATATTTATCGGATAAAACGCCAGGAATTATCTACTGCATTAATACATGCGGTCTCTTTGAAGTCTCTATGTTTACCATTATAAAAGATTTGACTTTGAATTACCCTACAATAACCACTACCTTGTGGGTATGTCATTGCAATTCGTACGGCTCCTTGTGCACCTGTATTACCGTTATACCAACGGGTAGTTTCTCCGTTCTGTAGATTATTTAAAGCAAAGAATACTGCTTGTTCCTGTTGTTGTTGGTCGTAGGGCTCCATGCGATTCATAGTCCACGACATATAATTTATTAAAGCACCTACACTTGTGTCTACTGGTCTGTAATCTGCTTTAGTACTTGCATACGAACTTTCGCTAGTATGCAATAATGTGTTTTGTGCTGAGCAAGCCGATAATAATCCAATACTAATTGTAAGGATGATGAACGATTTCCCAACTGCCATCAAGTTTCTTACATACGAAGCCACGTTGTCTAACAGGTTTACCATTGAGGATAATTTCATAATAATGCTCCCTACAAGTCTTAGCCATACCACTGTATGCTAGAAAGTGTTTGTTTTCAGGATTGTCAGTACACTTTACATCAACCCTACTGTTTGCTTTGTTGCCGTCCTTTAGTGTATATTGACTATCGGTATGACAATACTGCGGTTGAAATTGTGCCATGACAGGCTTTTGGTTGTGTGAGGAGCAGGCCGATATTGCCAGAACTGCTCCTAACATTACAACGGTTTTAACCATTGTTGAGTTGTGCGGTCTTAACATTTTTAGCCTCCTGGACTAGAGCGTCAAAGATCTCTTTATCCATTTTGAGTTTTACAAAGGTAAACATTTTACCTTGGTATTTAAATGTTCCTGTTTCTTTAGCAATATGCTCACGAATAGTTGTGCTATTCACAACATAGCTAATCTTAGTCCTAGTTTGCCTACTCTCATTTCCGTTCTGATCTTTGAACTCAAGAATAGTTTCACTGTTCACTTCACTGTTGATACGTTTTGCAAAGTTATTCATTGCAATCGCATACATTTGCTCTTCAGCGGCCTGTTGGAAGATTGACTCACCTGCACCGCAAGCATACGCCATATCTTTTTTCCACCAAAACCAACCTTCAGCACCTGCTTCTACACAGTTTGCATACCACTTAGGTTGTGCATAAGTGTCACGTTCTGCAATAGTAGTCATACTTGAACATGCACCTAGAGTGCCAAGTAGTCCTAGTACTGCAATTGATTTGAGAATGCCTTTCATTTTTGCCTCCTAGCCTTAGTTAACGAAAGAAACAACTTTGTTGAACAATTCTGTTACTTGTTCAGCATTAGTTGCCAGTTGAATTTTAGCATCAGCCCACGACTGTGTCTGATACTCTACAATCTTGTCCTTCTCTTGAACAAGAAACTCTTTCACTGTATTAATCGTTTCCATAAAATTGCCTCCTTAAAAGCCTTAATGGTTAATGTTACATATAATATAACATAGGTAATTGAAAAGGTCAACCTATTTTGGCTAACCTTTTTTACCAATTAATGCCAACGATAAAAGATGTGTGTTGAAATGCTACCGACTAATTGAATTTGCTTTGCCCATTTAGGTGAAACATAGTCAGCATGATAATGTGTAGCACCTTCTGTGATACCTCGCATCTTGTCAGTATGTACAATTTTATATGCAATAATTTGTGCCATACGCCAAGCATCGCTGTCTCGAATAGTATCGGCTTTACCGTCACAGTACCAACTGAATTGGCAACGATGTTTGATCGGATAATAGATACGTTCTTTTGGTGCTAGGTCTTTGTGTTGTCTAGTCTTCCAACTTTCTTTAATTGGACCTTCTTTGACAACTTCGCAGATTGTATTAGGATAACGAGTATCCTTAACTCTGTTAAGAACTACATCAGCAACCGCATATTGTCCTGCTAGTGGTTCTGATTTAGCTTCAAAGTAAATGTTTTGTGCCAAACAATATAGTTCTGGCTGGTTGTATTCTGTGTACAATTCGTCGATCGCTGGATCTTGAAATGTACTGGCTTGTGATTGAGCAAAAGCGGTCGATAAACTCATAACGGCTATTACCCAGTATATTATAGATTTCATTAAGTTCCTCATGTTATTATTTAAAGTTGATCGGTAAAAACTAAACTACACAGTTTAGTTTCTCCTCATTTGTGCTATTTCTGTTGCTTGTTTCGAACCTGTCTTATCGTCATCATCAGCAAACACAGGTACAAGATTTGACTTGTGCATCATTGCAATACCTACAAGTTTACGTTCACCTGTATATTGCATTGGCTCTTTCTTCGTTGCAGGAGTAAAACTTTCCTTAGAAGCAAGACTTGGTACATGTTGTGTCTCACGTATATTAGCACCTGAAAAATGCCAAGGTGTTGTAACTGCTGAAGGCTTTGCCTTTGGCTTATAGTTACCACTTACATAATCTACATACTCATCGAAAGTCATAAGATTATTATGACAACCTAGTTGTTTCATATGTTTGTTGTGTTCTTTGTGTTGTTTTTGTAAACGTTCTAATTTGCTGGCAGTCATTTTAGATACCTTACGTTTTTTTGTATTGAGCGTGGTCATGCCACGTACTAAACTCATTGTCATTTTCTGCGCCTACCTGTTGCCTATTAACATTATATGTATAATATACACTCAGTAGGCGCAAAAGTCAACCTATTTTGGTAACCTAATTAGGCAGTTACTCTTCTTCTTGAGATTGTGTACTCAAGAGTTGGTCTACCTTGGTAACCAGTTTCTGCTGTTTTAGTTTTTACATTAAAACCTGCATCTCTGATTTCAGAAATTCTAGCACCTGGACTAGCAATATCTAATTTGTCTTTTAAACCTTCTAATGTGAAAGTTTTACCTGTACCCCAGTAGTTAGCTAGGATTTGTTGGTTCTGTGATCCGACTCTAAAGTATTTAGATCCAGTTGTATTTGATTTTACCATATTGGTCTCCTTTGTATTAAAAAAAGAGCCCAAAAGAGCTCTCTTCATTGTTTCTAGTTTATCTAATTTAAACATAATACATACATACTACATTCTTTTAAACAAAAGTCAACCTATTTTGGTAAATTATTTCATTTTTTCAACTGCTTCGTCGTATTCTTGGCGTGAAACAACACCTTCACGTAGTAATTTCTCGCGATTTGCTAGGTGTTTCATCTCAATTTCGTCTTTAGATCCACCAAAATATGCTACAGCATGTCCCTCTTCAATAAGTATATCAGTGGCTCGCTTATCGTCGACGATGAAGTCTCCAAGGATTCTTCCGAATTTTCCTTTTTTGTCTTCTCCGCTTCTGTCAATTTCTGTTTTGAGATGTTGTGTTGATCCAATTGGTAACAATTCTTTGAGTCTGTCTTTTGATGCGAGTCCAAAGGTCTTTTCCACTTTGTCTCTTGTTCTTGATTCTGGAGTATCAATACCCATCATACGGACACGTTCCTTGTGCATCCAGATACCAAATCCTAAGTCAATATCAATATCAACAGTATCTCCATCTACTACTCTTAATACTTTACATTTATACTCGTACATTTATCTACCCCCTATATAACCAGCTATGATGCCGATCATTCCTGTTAAGCTCATTTTCATGAGCGTGATTACGCTTTCGTCAACTGGTCTGTTTTCTTGTAGGGCAACATAATAATCTCCGATTATAATTACTCCTAGAAGTGTCAGCACACCTATAACTAGTGCGACTACTATTAAGTCTTTTAAGTTTTTTATCATGTGTCTTGCCCCCATTCTTCCATTATAAATTCTCCGAACGCTTGTCCAAAGAGCCACATCAATACAAGGATTACTCCTACTATACAAATTGTTAGTGTCCAAATCCAAATTTGCACTAACGGGTGTTTGCCCGTTGTCCAATGTATTAATCTTTTTATTTTGTTCTTCAACCCGTCTAACATAAACTTACCTACAATCCAACGTAACAATCTCATTACAATTAGTATAGGTGAGCTTAATACATCAAACAGTATTAAGAACAAGTCTACAGCAAGGTCCACAATGTGGTCTATATTCAACCATTTGCGGAATCGTTGCCACATTAGTCACTCGATCCGACCATTTCAAATAGTGCTGGACCAAATGTACTTCCTGCCCAACCTAATGCTACAATAGTTACTACTCCTAGTACTAACCATTTCATCTTAAAATCGTCCACTACCATTTTAAGTCCTAATAGTTCGTTACCTAATATACGAACACTTACTTCTAGTTTACCTTGATCATCAGGTTCTTTAGCCATTTATTACTCCTGGATTTCGCTACTTTCGGGCATACAGTCTAATTGTATACGATAGAACTCATTAGTCAAATTATGTGACCATGCTGATCTATCAATAAGTTCTTCACATTGGTGTTGTGGCATTGGAGTATTAAATGCATATTGATTTCCAATATACAACCATTCTCCCATTGCAGTTTTACCCCACATACTTAATACTAAGACGAACATTTCCATTGTTATCTCCCTTGCCCTTTATACTTTTTGTAAGAACGTTTCTTGTGTTTGTTCATTGAACTAAACTTTGTTCTACTGTGATTATTTCCTATACTTGTTTTTTTTGGTTGTGTTTCATGTGCTTCAAAAGTTTTATGTAACTTCATAACCCTCCTTGGTTATATAGGTATTTATTAAAAAAAGCCATAAAAAAAGACCCTTAGGGTCTTAAAGTGCGACTTTTCTGTTGCTAGGTAAGTCGCCAACCCCGAGTGATTACGCCGCTAGGGCAAAATCCTCATTGACAGCGAAGTCATTAAGTGCACCGAAGTTCACGAAAGTAAATTCGCCGTTGTTTACAGTTGCTTTTGCATTTGTAAAGTTTCTTCGCGTTAACCGAGCTTAGATCCGGATAACTCCACAACATCTATTAACTACCAGTCGATCCTATTTCAGGCCCATCATAAGCACACTAGATAGTGTGTGCTTAATGTGTTTATGGTGGACCTGCCCGGTACCGCCCCGGGGTCCTGCATAGCGTTTGAATTGCTTCAACGTTATGTTTATATTTATACACTCTTTTTATATAGATGTCAAGATAAGAACGTAAGAAAGATAACAAGTATAGTGTAAAGTTTGATCTATTGCCTGTGTAATCCAATATGCTTTTTGGTCTGTTGTCCATTTGTATCTTTTTATTATTCTTGTTTTAACATAATCAATAATAAAATGGAGTACGTAATCTAACAATGCTATTGAGATTGACATTAGAAAATTATTAGTTATTAATGCTATTACAACAAAGGTAAGTCCTGCATGATCGCCTGCATGGATATATCCCTTAAGGCTCTTAAGGTCGCTTTTATCTCCTGGAGTTTTTCTTAAAGATTGTATTGCCAAGTCGGCAATGGCGTGTTTAACAAGTAGTCCATATAGAATTATCAAACCTTCCATACTTTGGACTTTCCTTTACTGTTCTGGTGTGTGGATGACTGCTATGTCAACTGCAACGGGTTTACCGTTATGGTCGTCTAGTTCGTAGTCAATGACCATGCCTTCAACTACCTTCTTTACGCCTGCTTTGCGAAACTCTGAAATGTGTACGAACAAGTCTGCTTGTCCTTCGTCACGTGATATAAATCCGTAACCTTTTACGTGATTGTACCATTTTAATTTGCCCTGCTTCATGTGTTGCCCTTCATTAAGTATACAGGGCGTAAAAAATAACTCTTACGCCCTGTAGTATTTATTACATATTATTTTTTTTATCTTGGATTTCAGCTCGCTTTGCCTTTGCAAGTTTACCCATTTCACCTAGAGCTTTTCTTGCTCTAGCCGCGGCCGCTTTAGTACCGCCTTCAAATTTTTCGTTCTCTGCAAGGTACGCTTCGTACTGTGCAACGATTTGTTCGTGAATTGATGACATCTTTATCTCCTTCTTTGTTAGTTAATCTTTATGCCGGTTGTTGATTCAATGTATTGGTCCGCCATTCCTTTTTCAGTCTTAGCAATAAAAACGACAGTTTGTAGATTAATATCTAGTTCACTATCTCGACCTACCGTAAAAGTAAATGGCACCATGCCAATTCCTTCTTTAGTTCCTGTAAGAGCCATTGGCTTCTTAACTTTCATTGAATCTTTTTCTTTTTTGATTAAGCGACAAATAACTTCTTCACCTGCAACAGTTTTAAAACTAATTGTATCGCCTTCTTTATAACTTGTTTCTAATAACATATTATCCTAAGCTCTCCCCTGTTCCATTCCATCCTGTTGAATCAATATAAGAAAGTAGTTGTTCGTACCCTCCTATATGTTGATCACCTATAAAAACTTGTGGAGCAGTTCTTGGTGCTGGCAATCCTTTTTCTTCAAAGAGTGCCATTAGTTCGCTTGGCTGAATGTCAGTGCCAAGTGTAAATGTTTTGTATTCGATTTGCATTTTATCAAATACAGCCTTTGCCTTCACGCATGAAGGACAATGTGGTTTGCTATAGATTACTACTTCTTGCAGTGTCATAGACTGAATCCTTTCAGTGATTCCTTGTCTACATCTTGTTTGATTCCGCCAATGATGTATGACTCTACTTCTGTTTCTTGTGGAGCCACTTGTAGTCCTGACGAACTTAACCAATGTTGTGTCCAAGGTAATGGGTTAGTATTAATAGGTCTATCAAACAATGTTTTATATCCAAGTGCTTTAAGTCTTTTGTTTGCAATCCATTCTACATAGTGATGCAATAGTTCTTCATTCAAACCAATTATAGCACCATCTTTAAATAGATAGTTTGCCCAAGCCTTTTCTTCGTTAACACACTCTTGCCACATAGCTAAAACTTCTTCTTCACACTCTTTGGCAACACTTTGCATTTCAGGATCATCATTACCTTTCAACCAATGCTTCAATACATGTGTTGATAAGTTAAGATGAGTCGCTTCGTCACGTGCAATTAAACTTATAATTTTTGCTGAACCTTCCATTACTTTAGATTCTGCAAATGCAAATGTACATGCAAAGGAAACATAAAAACGTAGTCCTTCTAATATATTTACATTCATCATAGCAAGGAACATCTTCTTTTTGACATCACGTAACGAACCTTCGCCTTTATGGAACCAAAGATCAGCCGCTTCAGTAAATGCATCATAGTTCTTTGTTACTGCTGTTGCTCTTTTTAAAATTTCTTTATCGTCTAAGATAGTATCAAATACTTCACTTGGATCTGGATACACATTTTTCATTATGTGTGTATAACTTCTACTATGAATTGTTTCAAAGAAGTCCCAAGTAACAATACATCCTTCTAGTTCTGGTAAAGACACATACGGCAGAAAAGCTAAACTAGGACCACGTCCTTGTACACTATCTAAAAGTGTTTGGTATTTTAGATTACTTGTAAAGATATGTTTTTGCTCAGGTCTAAACAATTGATAGTCTGCTCTATCTTTTTGTAAAGAAACTTCTTCAGCTCTCCAAAAATAACCTAACATAGTTTGGTTAAGTTTATCAAACTCTGGAAATTTGAATACATCATATCTCTGTGTGTTCTGGTCTGGTCCAAAGAACATGGTGCTCTTTGTAAAGTCTACTTTTTCTTGATTAAATACTGTCTTAGCCATTTGTTTTTATTTCCTCTATATCTGTATGTAGTATAACATTGTTTAGGTGCAAAGTCAACCTTTAAATTGCACATGCTTCGCAATGTTCCTCATATTCCTCATCTGTACCTGCGAACTCTTCTCTATTTACAGGCTGTTTTACTTCTTCTACCACATCACCATCTGTTTTATAATCGTATGTGTTTTGATAGTACGAAGTTTTCCATCCGTACTTATACGTATTCAGTAAATCTTTCATCATAATACTCATAGGCACTTCATTATTTTCAAAGTGTGTAGGATTATAACTCCAGTTACCACTAATAGCTTGATCAAAGAACTTCTGCATCATTGCTACTATATTAATATAACCTTCATTGCTAGGCATATCCCATAACAAAGTATAATACTGTTTTAATGTGTTATACTGCGGAACAACCTGCTTAAGAGGCCCTTTCTTGGACTTTTTAACGGACAAGTATCCTCTAGGAGGCTCAATGCCATTTGTTGCGTTCGACACAACGGAACTGCTCTCCGAAGGCATTTGTGCGGACAATGTGCTGTGCCTAAGACCGTGTTGCTGTATGTCCTTGCGTAAAGAATCCCAATCATAATGTAATTTAAAGTCTCCTAATTCGTCGATATCTTTTTTATATGTGTCTATAGGAAGTATACCGTCACTATATTTGGTATGTTCAAAGTACGTACATGGACCACGCTCTTGTGCTAGTTTATTACTTGCTTTCAACAAATAGTATTGAAAGGCTTCTGATAGATCATGTACTTTCTTCCAAGCTCTTTTATGACTATATGATAGTTGATGTCTAGCTAGATAATGAGCAAGCCCAATATAACCTATACCTAAACTGCGTCTTGCCTTTGTGCTAATCTCCGCCGCTTGAATAGGATATCTTTGATAGTCAATAATTTCTTCTAATGCTCTTACTGCTAGTTCGCATAATTCTTCTAAGTCATCAAGTTCTTTAAGGGTTCCTACATTAATAGCACTCAGGATACATAATGCAATCTCACCTTCTTGGTCGTCTATATGATTAAGTGGTTTAGTAGGTAATGTAATCTCTTGACATAAGTTACTCATATATACTTTATCTTTAAATGAACTGTGTGTATTACAATGATCTACGTTCATAATATAGATACGTCCTGTTTCAGCACGTTCTTTAATTAATGCACTAAACAGTTCCATAGCGGGAATAGAACGTTTTTTTATTGAAGTTGCTCTTTCATATTTTTCGTATAGCTCTTGGAATTCTGCAGGGTCGCCAAAGTATGCTTCATATAATCCTGGCACATCATGTGGCGAGAAAAGACTTATATTGCCGCTGGTTAACAATCTTTCATACATAGTTTTATTAAGCTGAATAGAATAATCTAACTTACGTACACGATTGTCTTCTGTTCCTTTGTTGTTCTTTAGTACAAGGATGTCTTCAATCTCTTGATGCCAAAAAGGAAAATGTGTTGTAGCACTTCCGCCACGTACACCATTTTGTGTACAACATCTTACAGTTGCTTCGAATTTTTTAAGGAACGGAACCACACCTGTGTGTGCTACTTCTCCTCCCCTGATTTTTGAGTTGACTCCTCTGATACGTCCTGTGTTAATACCGATACCAGCTCTTTGAGCTGTGTATCTACCGATGGACATGTCCGACGCAAAGATCGAATCAAGTGTGTCGTCACTGTCAACGAGAACACAAGAGGCAAACTGCCTAACTGGAGTACGCACTCCGGCCATGACTGGCGTTGGGATATTGATTTTAAATAGTGAAGTCGAGTCATAGTATCTCCTTACATAATGTAACCTATCTTCTTTTGGATAGTTGGCAAAGAGTGTTGCCGCAATCATCATATACATATGTTGTGGAGTTTCAAATAACTCTCCGCTTGATCTATCTTGGACAAGATACTTGTCCACAACCTGACGCAGACCTGCGTAAGTAAAGTTCTCATCACGCTTGTGATGGATGTATGAATCTAGTTTTGCAAACTCATCGTCAGTGTAACTATCTAGTATTGCACTATCATATACACCACGATCAATATTTTTCTTAATCATTTCTTTTAAAGTAATCTTTTCGAAGCCACCATAAACATCTTTGTATACACCATACAATAATAAACGTGCCGCGGCATATTGATAGTTAGGTTGTTCTAATGTAATTAGATCATTTGCCGATCTAACTAATAAATCTTGTATTTCTCTTGATTTCATGCCTTCTGCAAATTGAATACCTGCATTCATTTGGATTAAACTACTGCTTACTCCTGCTAGGCCTTCACATGCGAAGTTTACTACTTTGTGGATTTTTTGTATATCTAATGGAACCAGTGTTCCATCTCGCTTTAAAATATTAAGGTTTGCTTTCATCTTACTTCACTTTCTTTAATTAAAAAATATTTAGTGTAGCGGAGGCAAGTGTACCACCTTTTGTGATACAATGCTTTGCGGTATTGAGTTGCTTGATGATACTTCTTCGTTATATCCTAAAACAATACTTCCGTCCAAATACACTAGGTACATGTTTACGTCTTTTTCTATGTCCTTACTGATATGTATCTCCACCTTTGCATCACTAAAACGATCTGTTAACTGTAACGTATAGGCGCATAATAGTGCAATTTCATACTCAGTAAATGACTTGTTCTCAATCAAGTGCCACGGAAGTGTTACGCTCTCAGGATCCCATGGATTCTGTTTGCGACTGCTCCTTGGTAGTCTTTTAATAAAATCATTTAGTACCCGAAAAGGTTCATAAGCTGACTCTAAGTCTTCTCTTAATTCTTTCCAGACTCGTACTTTGTCTTCAAATTTTAATTCATGCATTAACTTCGAACTTTGATTTTGTAGTTAAACTCACCTTGATCATTTGTAGTAGAGTTTAACATAGAAACTATGATCGTGTCAACCCCTAAATTACCATCTGTGTTAACAGTTGCGGCAGTAAAGGTTAAGGAATTTTCGTAGTTGCTATCACCCTGATACGAGAAGTCATCTACAAAACTTAACGCATTGGTTGCAACATCAAGCATAAAAGACATAGTTCCTGTCCTTCTTGCGTTAACAATATTACTTGAATATTGGTATTCAATGTCGTAAGTTCGACTGTAGTCACCTGGGAGTCTAAAGAAGTAAGTGGACGAGGATGCCTCTTGGACTTCTAGACTATTAAGGCCGCCAAGTGTAGCGTTTACTTTGCCTTTTATTTCAGATACGTATTTGTATGTTGAAATATATGTTTGGTTGTATCCTAAGTCAGCCGTTCTAGCAAAATAGTCTTCAACACTATTATTACCTGGCCTATTAAAATCAATAACACTATATTGTGCATTACCTTCGTTACCTCCAACATTACCTACACTCTCAAAAGTATTGTGTGAACTTGTGTTGTTTGTACCTTGTGTAATAACAATAGCTTCTTTGTCAATGCTAATAAACTGTGAATAACTTATAGAATTTTTACAAGGTGCTGTTACTTGACCTTGAGCTCCTAAGGCTGTGCCTTCTCCAAACATTACACCATGTCCTAAGTTTTCAAAATGACTGCAATGCCAATGATTGCCATAAATGTCATCATCACTAGCAATACCAACACCTAACCCACTAAAGTGAATGTGATCGAACTTGTTCTTCTGTGTGCATACTAATGAACTTAATGATTCTAATTCCATTCCTGCGTTGGCTGTATTAATTGCTGTTCCTGTTGTCCATGGTCCTACAATTTTAATTTCTTTAAAGTTACTCATCTTACAACTTTGTAATTTAATTGCAGGATCGGCTGTAGATACAGTTGTAACAGTAAATCCTTCTAAATGGATATTACTTGCTTGGTTTAATGTTGTACTTGAACTATCGTTAGCATAGTTACCTGGTGTGCTTGAACTGTTTACTGTTTGGAATACAGGAGCATTACTGGTCATTGAAAATTTAGTTTTGTCAACACCGTCACCATAAATTGTTGTATAAGGTGGAATATAAATTGTAGCTGAAACTTTGTAAAGTCCTGCAGGAATATATAATCTTACACGACTTTGCTCTGTGCCTTTAGTTGAACTGTTAATATACAGTTGATCAATAGCTCTTTGTATTGCTACAGTTTCGTCTGTTGCTCCGTCACCTGTAGCACCAAAAGATTTAATATTTACAATCTCGTCTAGTCTACTTTGTAATGTTCTTTTTATAGGAGCAGTTGCACTAGAACCAGTCTGTACACTAACACCATTTAAATATGTATATGAATTTGCAAGTGAAAATAAATCATCATGCTCTGTAATAATTTTTGTGTTACCTACTGCTGGTGAACCTTCTGCAACACTGCCGTTACCAATATATAATGCACGATTGTCAACTGCCCAACCAAATTCACCTCCAGCTAATTGTGGAATACCGTTTGTGCCCTTACCACGTCTAACTTGGATTCTTGAAATTTGTACGACTGCCATTATATGCTCCTTATTTTATATATTTATCCATGTTTGTCGTAATACTGATATACTCTATCCCACCATTTTTGTTCCCATTTATCAAATTCGTCTGGCCATAAGTCAAACTGTTGATATTGTAGGTCTCTTGAACACATAAACACATGTCCTTCACGTATATTAGTGCCAAATACTTCGTTGTGAGCGAGAGCATAGGCTGTGAGCTGTAAGTAATAGTCCTCTACCCATTCTGCTTTTTTAGGCTTGTTTGTTTGCTTAAAGTCCATAATAGCTGGATTATTATCGTATGTACCTACAAGGTCAGTAGTGCCTGCATATATTTTAGGATGATATAAGTTTACTTCACAACCCCATATCTCTGTTACATGACTTTCTAGTACATTCTCTCTAATTTGACTAGCCATCTTGTGTGCTTGTTGAGCATACGGATTAGAACCAGGTGTAGGCCAATTAGGATATTCTGCTATATAATCTTCTAAATATTTGTGCATACGTGTACCAACACTGGCCGCTTCAGTAACAATTTCTTGTGCTTTTTGTTCGCCTACTCGCTTACGCCAAGCAATTAAATGGGTCTTATCTTTCGTTTTATCAAGGATCGTTGTAACACTTGCGACAGCATTACCATCGGGACAAGCATACAAACGCTTGCCATCTACTTGCTTTCGCTTAATTTCTTTGTAATCGTACTTCTCTGTAATCAAACTCATTCTATCTCCTAGTGTGTGTTACCAAACGGTCCATAATGTCTGTCACACATTGTAACAAATACCACAAACAATGGGTCGTTCTTCTGTTCAGGATCTATGCCCTGTTGGTCTATCCATTTGTCTTGTAATTCGAAAGCGTCTATTTCTAATGCTTGTTTACATTCAGCACGTTCGTATTCTCCATCGTAATATTGTACAAAGTGTACCAATTCATGTAGCAAGACTACTTCAAAGAAATGATCTTCAACCATATATTCTGTAACCTTATTAGATACTACAATTAGATTTTGATCATGATCATAGTAACCTGCTATGTTACAATCATCGTGTGATTCTGCATCAGGATATATTGTTTCACATACTGTTTGTGGGTCTTGACGTATTACTTGCGGATAAGGATCTCCGTAATATTCGAATCTACTATTATCAACTATCCATTGCACCATAGACTCTACTGTATGGTTGCCATGTGTTGCATTTACAGGATGACAAAATCCTAATGGTAACAATAATGTTATTAAAAAAATTCTATACATGTTCATCTTCCGTATAATAAACTGCTTCTAGCTTTATAGGATTACTGCCTGTTGCATGACCTGCAACTCTAGTATGACAATCTCCTGCTATGCCTTTGAGTAATGCTCTTTCTAATTTTGCTTGAGCATATGTTAATTTGTGGTTTACTTTACTTACAATATCATTTGTTTTTGTATCGCCTTTGCGAGTCTGTAAAGCAATTATACCTTGTCCAACTGCTGGAACAATAGGTAATCTTGTGTATTCTCTTTTAATACCTAATGCATCTAATCCTGCTTCAGCTAGGACAATAGCATCATATTCTCCTGCATCTAATTTTGCAAGCCTAGTATCTATGTTACCTCTTATAGGTTTTATTTGCACATGATGGTTTTCATATAGTTGTTCTAATTGTGCTTTACGTCTAGGACTACTTGTGCCAATAATAAAATTCTCTGATACTTTTCCTATTAGGACATCATAAGGCCTTGCACGTTCTAACACTGCACAAATATGTAAGTCTGGGTGTTCAATATCGCCGGGCATATCTTTCAAACTATGTACTGCAACATCTACAATACCTTCTGCTAATGCATATTCAATAGCATTGCAAAATACACCTTTGCCTCCAATCTCATGTATAGGAGTGTCAGGATGTAAGTCTCCATCAGTTTTTATTATTTCTATTTCTCCTACACCTAATGCATCGATTGCTTTTTGAGCATATGCTAAGGCTAACTTACTACCACGAACACCTATTTTCATTTTAATTCCATTTTACTAAAGGTGGCAATGACATTAATATAGCATCCATATTGCCTCCTGTTTTAAATCCAAACTTAGTTCCTCTATCGTACATTAGATTAAATTCTACGTACCTTCCTCTTTTTACTAATTGGGCTTCTTTATCTTCATTAGTATAGTCTAAGTCCATTGTTGCATATACTGTAGACTCTAATAAATCTATAAACTTTGTGCCAACATGCTTTACAAAATCAAAACTCATATCCTTAGGATTATGATACTCAAAAAACAATCCTCCTACACCTCTTGTTTCTTTTCTATGTGGCAAATAAAAGTATTCATCGCATGCCTTACTAAACTTAGGATAATATGTTTTATCATATTTGTCACACATCTTTTTTAGCTCTGCGTGATAAGACTCTTTATCAAAAGGCAAGCAAGGAGTAAAATCCATACCTCCGCCAAACCATTCTATTCCTGTTTTTAAATATCTTGTGTTAAAATGCATAGCAGGAACTTTAGGATTGCAAGGGTGTAATACAACACTTATTCCTGTTGCTTGATAGTTTGCATTATCCTCTGTTCCTGGAATTTCTTTTGCAAATTTAGGATCAAACTCTCCAGTTACTTTACTAAAATTTACTGTGCCCTTTTCAAATACATTACCGTATATTGTTCTATGTGATTGTTCCCAACCTTCTCTTGTCGGAGAAGTATGCTCTGTCATTGGGCCGTCTAAGTTTTCAATTGTATTGCAGATTTCAGACTGTAACTCTTTAAACCATTCACTAGATGTATCGAATAAACTTTTCATCCAACCATCCAATTGTAAACTGCTCGCATAGCAAGTAACATATACATCAACTCCATACATGCTCTTGGAATGTCTTTATCTTTTATCGCAAAGTAGATCCACATAGAACAACTTATACAAGCCATTCCCCAACCTATTGCTTGTGTATCTGTGTTAGCGTCTGATAATATATAAGCGGCTAGTATGGCTATCATAAAACCTAACCATCTGCCTTTATCTAATTTTTGATAGAATCT